ATAAAAGCGTTTAAACCGCCAACAGGGTCAGTTGTTGCAGAAGTTGTTGCTACTGTTGCATTTTGTAATGTCCATGCAACATTGGTAAATGTATTTGATTGTAAATATAAATTACTACCAGTTCCGTTTACTCTGCCTGTCTGTCCTGTAATCGTAGTAGCGTTTACAGATGATGGGGTAGTAGCACCTATAGTTATGTTATCCATTTCCCCAACAAAAGTAGGAGCAATTTCAACAGAATTAGCACCTGTGGGCTTTATGTGAACATGACCTGTACCAGTAGGACTAATGTCTATTTGTGCGTTTGTACCATTTAAATTGGTAGATACAGCAACAGTAACATTATCGCCACCGCCAGCACCCATGCTAATCTGAGTAGTTCCACCTGAGTTTTTAAGTGCTAGACCAGCAGAGTTTGTAGCTTGTACTATAGGAGTAGTAACGCTAGTAAGCGTTGCTGTACCGCCAGTAATAGCAACAGCATTGGCATTTTGTTCTGCCATTGTCCCTACGCCAGATAGCGTATGGTTGGCATCCCAAGCGGTTGCGCCTGTAGCACTAAAAGTGCCGTCGGCAGGCGTTGAATGGTTGACAGTTATTGGCATTATGCTAGAAACCGTAATTTATAGAGTGTTGTTAAATACAACTCAATAATGTTATCTATCAACTGTTGCAAAGCGCTATCACTTTTATCACATACGTCGTAACGTACGGATTCAATCTCGGCAAGTTGAGATTCTAAAAACTCAATTACATTGCTAGTCTTTTTAGCCGACATCAAACTAATAGGGCCGATCAAACCGTGACGTCCCTGGTATGCCTCAGCAAATGAATCTGCCAAATCAATAATATTTTCGTAAAACTTCTGTAACGCTTTGTGTTTGGAGTAGCTACGGGTGTTAAGATGCACCGAATGGGTTACGTCACGGGCTAAAAAGAATATTCCTACAAAATCACACGCTTTCATTGTGGCATTCCTTGTGGTGGCATTCCTTGTGGTGGCATTTGTTCAGGTGGCATCCCTTCAGGAGGCATACCTTCCATTGGCATTGGTTGTGGTTCTTCAGGCATTTCCATTTGTTCACGCTGTAGTTCACTACCGACTAAATCGCCAGTATCTAACGCGGCGGCAATAGTACCCATAACAATGTCTTGAATCTGTTCAGCGCTCATACTGCCTTGAACCGTAGAAATACGCTGTGTTTCAGCCTGATATGCTTTAATGTCAGCCTCAAAGTTTTTACGTTCCATGTCTTGAGCTTCCATTGATTTGCTGACGTTTTGAAGCATGGTGTGCATACCTTCCATCTCTTGACCCATTGCTTGAATCTGCTGTTGAGCAGCTTGCAAAGCAGGATCTTCGTCATCAGTCGATAAAAGTTTAGGATCAATGGTTTTAGCCAAACGTTCAGCTAACTCTTGCGCGCCAGGCCAATCCATATTTTTAACAAATAGATCGCCTGCAACCGCCCATAGCTGAGGATTGCCTTGCAAAATCTGCGCCATAGCTTCCATCGCTTCTTGGCGCTTAGTCATGTAGCCTGGGCCAGTAGTAGCCACTACGTCATAATAGCCAACGCTAGGGTTGTAAATTTTTTCAATAACAATGCCCGCTTCATCAACGATTTTCTTAACTGGCTCGTCTTGTTCAGGGTTGATTTTCGCCATTGACACTTCACCATCAATACCAATCACGCGGGCGATGCGCGCGGTGTCATAGATCTTGGGGATAAGGTCAATTAATTGACGCGTTGCAAAACGAATTGCTTTAGTTAAATTGTCACCATAGTGAAACGTACCGACATCGCCTTGGCGTTCACGGGCAAGAATAGCTTTCCCCGAACGTTCGTTGCTTGTGGCACCTAAACTTGAGTCATACTGTCCAGTAGTGGACTTGATATCGTCAGACGCGCCCATTTTGGCTTGGATAAGACCTGTTTGAGCCAAAGGCGGTGGGGCGCGTTGTGGAAGTGGCAGCGTTACGCCCATTCCATCAGTAACATCGGGATTAACTTCCAAATACGGCCAATTGGTTGTGTTAGCAGTTTTCCATTGGTTTTCGTAACCTTCAAACTGACCGCCGTAACCAATAAATGGTGCTTTTGGTGCCAAAGCAAGCATTTCTGCCTCTTGGGACACCCAGTAGTTGTACATACGTTGTGCATCTTTAGCATTTCTAACCAAGCCAGACACATAAATACGACCATCTACTTCAAATTCGTTACCAATCACGCGGATTACGGGGATCCATTTGCCTGCCCATTCCTGTTCTTGCAAGACTTCATAGCCATTGGACTTCATCCACATGACTTTTTTGACGTCTACCGTGCGAGATTTAATAGGTTTTAAGCCCATTTGCTTCATTTCTTTATCTTCAAGCGAGCCGTCAAAATGACTCATGTTGCCAGGATACAAATTGAGTTTAGTTGGGGTGTGCGTATGGTAAAAATACTCAACAATACGAATGGTGTTCTCATTAATCCATTGACTTAAGGATTGATCACCTACGCCTTGGGACATAATGGATGTAATGGGCGCGGCATTTGGGTATTGACGCTCATATTCGTCTTTTTCTAAGTCTTGGCTAATAAAGCACCACTCAGCATCGCAACCCGCAGGGTCTTGAATCAATGGATCCATGTAAACGCTAAACGCGTTACGAATACGGCCTAAACGCAAATCTTGATCAAACGAATTTTCGTTGCAATACTCGGTCAAAATGCGGAAATAGCCTTCACCATACGTCACTTGGTTTTCACAAGCAGTGTCATAGACCACATCGGCGTCAGACATATACTCGATATGGCGAACCATACCTTCAAAAATCTCCGCTACTTCAACATCGCCTTTATCGTCTGCCGGGATTACTTTCCCAGAGGGTCGGTTCTGACGCTGTTCGTTTGTTACTTGTTTAACGTGCTGCGGTAGTTTGTTAATGGTCAAACACGGGCGTGCATTAATGGTTTGCCCTTGAACAGAACCGCGAGTTGCCAATACGTCAGCAGGCCATTGCCACTGGTTGTCTGGAGAGCCAGCCATAAAGCGAAGGTCATCTAGCTCATCTTCGCGTGATTCAGAATACGCAGACATCGCCATCTGAAAGCGATGACGCATAGTAGCTAGGACATCTGACTGCTCATTTGGAGTAGTAGTGGGGTTGCCACCTACGTCGGCTACTTTGCCAACAATATTCATCGAGGTTTGGTCATACGCCATTTAGTATTCCGATCACATCAGGTTTGCGCATCGACAATGATACCGCTAAACAATTTACTTTGGGATAAAACCTTAACGGCTTTAAATTTATTTTTTACCTTTAGACATCGCTCCACGTTTTACAGCAAAAGCGATTGCTACGGCCTGATTGACGGGCTTGCCCGACTTAACCTCAGCCTTGACATTCTTACGGAAGGCTTCTTTACTAGAACTTTTCTTAAGTGGCATCACTTCCCCTTTTTAGCAGGTTTAGCTGTCTTAGCTGATTGCTTAAAATCTTTAGCTGTGGGCGCGCCCGCAGTGCCAGGCTTTCTCATCTTTTCGCCTGAACCTGAGGCTATCCTAGCCCTTTTTCGGTGAATATTTTCGTATAGTCCAGGTTTTGTAGCCATTTGATTCTCCTTATTAACATTTCCAACTTTTGAGCGCGGCTTTCGCACGCGGGGCGTCGCCTTTGGCGTGGGCAACGACGCCTGACATTCTGGCGCAGAAGCTGGCTTTACGCCCAGCATCCGCTTTAGACTTAGGATTTGGCGCAGGCGCCTTAAGATTTGCATTATTTTTTGCATTGTACGCAGCCCTTCCTTTGGCAGTCATACCCGCACCTTTGTCGGTGGGTTTGTAGTTCGCGCCTTTGCCCGTGGTTGTACGAGCTATGGGTTTGTCATGTTTTTTTGTTGCCATTACGATCCCATCCATGAGTTCAAGGCTGCGCCTTGAGATTGATATGTTTGTTTGCGAAGTATACCTTTAGATTCGCGGTGTGCAACAGAAAACGCAAAAGTAAGTGCAATAGCGTCTGCACTGTCTGGTGAGGCCAAGCCTCTAGCTTTCATGTCCTTTTTGCTTTCTAAGTAGATGGCACCCTTACTGTCTGGTTTCATCAAGGGTGATATGAGGTCGGTCTTAAGCGTTTTTTCCTTGGGGATGCTTGCGGACTTGAGCCAATCCTTCATCTGCCCCCAGATCTGTGCCCTCATGTTGCCGTACATCATGGGGTTTCTTGACTTGTTCGCAAAGTTCACACCCCTGATCTTGTAGCGTTGTTCTTTGAGCCGGTCAACCACCCCTGCGCCAAGCCCACCTTCATCAATGGCAACTACCGCAGGCTCATACTGCTCAATGGCCTCGATTACATGACCGACCACCACCATTGTATCGTCGCCTTTAAACTTGCGAATCTCCACAATATCCCGTCCTTGACGTACTGCAATAACGGTCGAGTCAGAACCAAAGCGGGCGGGGTCTACCCCAATCACAATGGGCGCGGAGTCATCCCGCCATTTGTCCCGTTTCATAGCGTCGTCCACTAGCGTAGATGAGATGAACTGATCATCCCCTTCTGAGGGGAACGAGCCATACACTTCTACGTGCGCCTGGTAAGAATCAGCGCCATATTCCTCAATAATTTGGTCATACACGTTTTTGTCGGTGCCTTCTACTTCCCGAGCGTCCACCTGCCTAGATTGCCAAAAGTCCCGTTTGCTACCCTCAATCGCCTCGTAAAAGTAACCCGTATTGCGCCGTGGGTTGCTAAAGCAGCACCAAAAGCGATTTGGCGTATTCTCTGTAAAAAAGCCACTTGTCACCGCCCAGATGGAGTCGTCAATACCAGACGCCTCGTCAAACACGACCATTACCCCATCGTAGTTATGCACACCAGCGAACGCGTCAGGATTCTCAGCCGACCACAGTCTGCCTTCTAAGTTCCAATAGCGCGTGCCTTTCTTTAGATCACGCTCGACCAACTCGGTCAGCCATTTGGCGGGCATGACTCTTGTGGCTGAGATCTCCCACCAGTGGGTGTTAATTGACATAGATGACCACTTAGTAATCTCAGCCCAAGTTACGCTGCGTAGCTGACTTTCGCTGTTAGCCGACACAATGACTGTTGACCCAATGCGGGTGGTCATCATCCACAGCACTAGCCAGGACACCAAAGCCGACTTACCAATACCACGACCCGAAGCAATCGCTAGGCGCAGTACGCTAAAGTCAATCTGCCCATCATTCTTTTTGATGTGGTCTGTTAGATCTGTTAAGACCTGGCGTTGCCACTTGCGTGGCCCAGTGAAGTTTTCAAGCGGTGTGCCTGCTTGTCCCCACGGGAACGCAAACAACACAAACGCTAGCGGGTTGTCCTTGATCGCGGGTGACCATAACCGCGCCATGAGTTCTTGTTCATCTTGCGCAGAATAGCGGGTAGTTTGCATTACGCGGCTTTTTGTTTCTGCTTGTTAGGTTTCACGTGGAACTCAGGGTTATTATTTAATTCTTTGGGCGGGGTGACGTCAGTAAACACGCCTTCGATGACTCGACGCTGTGCGTCTTCAAGAGCCTGCGTAACGCTAATTCGTTGCTCAATGTCGATTGAAAGTTGTTGCTTGGCGACCCATCCGTGCTGGTGCTGGAGGATGGCGAGGGCGGCTTTCGCATCACCGCTTGCTGCAGCAGCGTGCAGTTGTTGACTAGCTTTACGTTCACCTTCGGTTCTCCCTAATAGTTCAGCAAACTCGGCAGCAGGGTCTAACTGACACAACTGCCGGTATTCGGTAGGCAACATTCCAGCAGCGATCGCTAACGCGTCGCCTTTAAGTCCTAGCTTGGCAGCTTCTTTAATTGCTTCAAGCCGTACTTCGGTGGCTTCAAGCTTACGGACTTCGTATGGGTAGCTGTTAAACATACGCGTGATGTTATCACTTTTTAGTAAAAAATAAAAAAATTGTTCGTGAACCCACCGGTCACACAAAGCCTTGGCGCTCGGCCCTAGGGGGGTGCCTGCCTAATTTTTAAGCATTTACCTGAAAGCCTTACTGCATAAGGGTTTGCGGGTCATGCAAGCCTGAAAGCCATATAGAATAAGGGTTTGCGGGTTATGGGTCATTGGGGTCATTTTCTGTTTGTTAAAAGTCCAGCGACAAACAAACAAGCTCGGGACACAAACAAACAAGCATTGGGGTCATTGGGGTCATATAGTTTTTAATGACCCATTTGACCCATAAAGCTCTTGGCATTTTCCAGCGAGCTAAAAAGACGGGGGTGTGAGAGCTGAATTTTATGGGTCAAATGGGTCATTTGGACAAGCCAAAATAATCGCTGGCGAGCTACAGGAATAAATGCTCTCATACTGATATATGAGCTTTTTAGAATAAGCCAAATTCAATGACCCATTTGACCCATACTCTATATTTTATAAGCCTCTACCAGCCCATTTTATGGGTCATTCAGACCATTTTTAAATGACCCAACAATGACCCCAACGACCCCAACAATGACCCCAAACTAAAAACCCAACCCAAATGCAAAATAATCCCTTACACTATTGGGGTTCAGGCATTTGCTTGAGCATTTAACCAAACGAAAGGAATCAAAATGAATTTAATCGAAGTAAAACAAAGGGGCTGGAATGTAATAAATCACATTCGCAGTCAGCTCAACAACCATAGACCTGATCGGGATTGCTATCAATACAGAAGACAGACTCTTGCACAAATCAAACAAAGACGATTAGAACGTAAGCAGTTCGCTCTATCATTCGCTCAATGTGTACGAGATCAGGATAGCGTTGAAGCTCTGGAGTTGATCAACGAGTATCGGTCAAAAGAGATAAGCCATGATTTTATTGGCGTGTTTGATTCGGTTTTTAAGGAGTCAATATTTCAATGCGGAGACTGCTCGGATTATTTCTGTGATGATGAATATCACAACGTCCAAGATGATTTTGGGGTTTGCAACGATTGTGTTCATAACTACACTTATTCAGATCGTCATCAGTATTACTCTGAACATTCAGATGATGACGAAGACGAAGACCGAGAGTATGAAAACATTGGGGGCAGACACTCCAGCAAGCATGAGTTAGACCACATTCCTAGCCTATATGATCAACGCAAGCCAAGGGTATTGCTTGGACTTGAGCTAGAGATGGAAATAGATGGAGCATACGATCTGGACGATAGAGCTGGACTGTTGTTAAGTTCATTGGGCAGATGCCAGACCCCAAGCGACAATTACCTTTATGCCCTATGTGAAGATGATTGTTCAATAGATCGTGGCTTTGAATTGGTAACTGCTTATACGGGTCTAGACGTTCATGCCAAGCAGTTGGAGTTCTTTGACACTCGTTTTAAAGGTGCAAAAAGCCATAATACAGATACGTGCGGACTTCACGTACACATCTGCAAAAGCTCAATGACAACTCTCCATGCAAGTAAAATGGTGCTTTTTATCAATGACCCGGCAAACCATAATTTGGTTTTCGCATTAGCCAGACGAGATAAATCGAGCTACTGCAAAATTTACGATAAAAAGAGCGATAAGAGCTGGATAAAAAATGCTCTTTTGCGTACTAAGCGAAAAGACCAAATACAAGCTCTTAACCCTGATCGGTACGAAGCTCTTAATTTTCAGAATGAGAAGACAGTAGAGTTTAGGCTATTTAAAGGGACGTTGAAGTACTCAACGATTATGGCTTGCTTGGAGTTCACCTTTGCAACATGGCATTTTTGCAAAGAAGCCAGCACCAGCCAGCTCACTACTGCTGGATTTTTAGACTTTATTTGCCAGCCAGAAAATAGAAAAGACAGTAAGTTTTTACGCTCTTATCTGAGAGAGAAAGGGTTTGTTTTACCTATGAAGCTGGAGATCGTAAAGCCAGCAGTATTACCAGCAGTAGAAAAACAATTAGCAGTAGCTTAAATTTTTAATCACTTGAATAAGGACAAAATAATTATGTGTTTACTTGTAAAACAATCAGCAACAAGCCCGATCCTAAGTAATGAATGGTTAGAGGACTTTTACTCTTTCAATTCAGACGGGGTAGGAATAATGGCCGCCAATCATGGTGATTTAATCATTCGTAAAGTATTGCCACAATCAGCAAAGGAGTTCATTGATTTTTATCACTCCGAGATCGCTGGTAGAAATTGTGCTTTCCATTTGCGTATGAGAACCCATGGGGATATTGATCTGGATAATTGCCACCCATACGAAGTATTGACCCGATCAGTCCATGGCATTGATTTATGGCTAATGCACAATGGCATTTTATCAACGGGTAATAAAGCAGACGAAAGCAAAAGCGACACATGGCATTACATCAATGACTATCTAAAACCAATGCTATCCGCTAATCCTGATTTTGCTTTTACTCCAGCATTTGCCGAGATTGTAGGCGAGCATATTGGGTCAAGTAATAAATTTATCTTGATGGATAACGAGGGTAGGCAAACTGTAGTTAATCAAAGCTCTGGAGTGTATTGGGCTGGATTGTGGCTAAGTAATACCTATGCTTGGAGTGCATCTCGATCTGCCAGCAAAAACCCTATTAAGGGTCATAAAAAGCAGGTCAAGCAGTCAAAAGAGAAGCCAGACCCCAAGCCAATCTATACCAGCAAGTACGCAAGTAATTATGGGTATATGGACTATTACGGGTCAGGGTCAGGATTAGACAATACCGAGCTGGACTATAGCGAGTGGTATGACATAGCCTGTAATGAAGTCGATATATATCTTGATGACATGATCTATATGGGTTTCCCTCATGCTGGAAAACTATCTAGCTCAAAAGCTCTGGACTTCATTGAGAAGTTTTCGCTAGAGGACTTTAAGGATATTTGCGAGATGGTGATGGATAAAGCCATTAATGAGGAGTGGTTCATTAAGGTAATGACAGACCACAAGCTCGCTCTGGAGTGTTTCCCTTACCTATCTAGGAATAATGAATATGCTTAGCCAGCTCTATTTAATCGACCTATATGACCAGCTCACTCAGCGATACCAAACTGTTATTGGCACATTTAACGACCATATGAAATGGGTCAATAGTTCTGGAATCGTTGTTATCAATGTGGAATTTTACTTTTATGAAGGGATATAAAAATGCCTAAGTACGAAGTCTATTTAATTAAAAAGACTGCACATCTTAAGTTTATTGACGCTGAGAGTTCAGATCATGCTGAACAGATCGGATATGAGCTATTAGCCAATGAATCATTTGAAAACCCTAGCGACCCTGATTGGGATCGTTATGTGTATGTCGCTACCAATTTTGAAGAAAGGACTAGCCATGAATCACGATAAGCTCACTAAAGACGATATAAGCTGTTTTTTAATCTTTTCGATAGCTCTCCTCATGCTCTTGTTTTTAATGCCATGATGATCGCTATATGTGTGTTTTTAATCATCTGGTTACTAGCTCTCTTATTTGACCTGTAGCCAGCTCTTAACCCTTGACCCCTAGACTAACCCTCTAGGGGTTTTTTTATGCCCTATAGACCTATTTATAAGGGTTTGCGGACTGCTTACAATAAGCCAGATAAATCAAGCCATATAGAATAAGGGTTTGCGGACAATTAAGCAGCGACCAGGACAAGTAAAACCCTTATTTTATATGGTTTGTAGGGTAGGGCAAAATTAGACCAACCCGCAAACCCTTATAAATCAAGCCATATACCCTCTAAAAATACCCTATATCAGCTCGACCAGCTCGACCAGCTCGACCAGCTCGACCAGCTCAAAATTTAATTTTTTGTGCAATGCAATAAGCCCAATTTTTGCAATTTTTTGCAGCAATTTTTTTGCCTATATCCATATATTAATTTTTGGATTTCGGTTGTAAAAAGTAATAGTCACGCAAAAAGCGACCGGCACGCAAAAAGCGACCGGCACGCTTTATTTGACCCTAACCAAATGCGGTGTGGGGTTCTCCTCGACCATACGTCGCAGTTCAGACTTACTTAAATCTGCCATGTCAGGTGCGCACCACACGTTCTTTTTAGACTGATACTCGCTGGATTTAATGCGACCACAATCCACCCACTCGGCTTCTTTTAACGCGTGAAGTAAAGCGGCTTGGGGTACTTTTACACCTGATGGAGCTGTGCCTGCCAAGCGGTCACACAAGGCAAAGAAAGGCGAGCCGATCACGCCTTTTGCGAACTCGCCTGTACGATTACGCAACATATCAACCAGGAACGACTCAGCCATGCTCATGCCATGCTCAATCAGGTTGTACTTGAATTCAGTCATGGCAGGGGCGGCTGCGGGATTAAATTTTGAAACATCTCTATCACGCAAAAAGCGACCGACTTGTGCAAAGCCACCCGCACGATACCAATCCCAAATTGCCTTGGCTTTATCCGCGTTCATGCGTGGCGCAGAACTCCACACGCAGAACCAACGGCGGTCTTGGCTATCGAGCGAAATCGGTACAGGATCGTTACTGAACGCCAACACAAAGAGGCGATTAGCCATTGAGTAAGGGTGCAAGCCTTTGCGGTTAATCGACAGCATCTCAGGGGGCGCGGCAATAATAGGCTTTAGCTGATTGGCGAGTTGCCTACGAGCAGCTGCGTCAGGCTCTTTGAGTTCGTTAATCAGTAGGATCTCAGACTCTAATTGATAACCCCATTGGCTGTTCATGCTTTGGTTGTCCATGATGCCGCGATTTTTCAGATGTGGGCCACAGATCGCCCAAATAAACGGCGCCCAGAAGGTGTCCTTACCAGCGCCTTGATCGCCAGCGTGTAGGACTGCGTGGTTTACCTTAATTTCAGGGTGTTGCACCTTGAACGCCATTACATTCAAAACGTGGTTCAGTTCATCAGGCTCAGGGATTAGAGCCCTGGCATGGTTGAGCCACATGGAGATGTCGCCCACTTCCACGCCTGACACGTCAGGGCGCGCATCACGCCAGCGGTTGCCGAACAGGTCGCTATCACGCTCGACCACCACCGACTCGCCAGCTGCGTACGTAATGCCTACCAGCGCCTTGGCGCCCATCGACTGTCGGTTCTCATCAAAGCAGACCGAGGCCTCTATGCGCCGGTTGGTGTGTAAGGATTTGCATGAAATGTGGCGATACAACGCATTAAAGGTCGTGCGTCCGATCTCACGGCGGTCTTGCATATCAAAGTAGGACTCATCATCTTGAATGTAAGCGAAACGCTCGTACCATTGGGAACGCTCAACGCGACCCAGTTCTTTGCGCTCAACCTCAGCAATAATGCGCTGTGCCTCATCGGGAAACGCTTCGGTGGGTTTAATCTTATCAAGTACCATGTTCATCCGCTCGGCTAATAGTTCATCACGCAAACCGTGATCGACATCAGGGCCACCGTTTTCAGATACCCACGATAAAAACTCACGGCTGCCTAACTCTTGGCAATGGCCGTGATAGCAACAGAATGACCGATCAAGGGGCTTGTAGCGTGCCTCGATCTCACCCGTTGTATGCTCGGCATTGTTTGGGCAAACGACTGCCACCCAGCCCTCACGATTTACATTCGATAGGACTAAACCTTGGTCGTTTAACCATGTCAATACCTTATCTTTGCCTGTGTCAACGAGCTTAACCGACTCAGCCGTAGCCGTATCAGCCGCCTCAGGCACCACGTCAAGCGCTGCGCAGATGTCCTCAAGGTTGTACTCACGCTCAGGGTGAAACTCTACCAAGCGGGAGGCGAAGTTATTGCGTCCAGGCTTCAGATTCACAGAACCTGGCAAACGGAAATTGCGAACGGCGTTTGTTGCGCCTGGATCGGTAAAGCCTGCCTTGGCGATTGCCTTAATAGCTGCCGTAAAGTCGCCCTTGCTGGGCTGTTCTTTAAAAGCATAGCCCCATTGGAATGAACCTTCAGAGGTTTCCATGATCCAAGTAGGCGCAAGCGGTGGCTCTTTAGACTTGGTGCCAATGTCGTCAAGCATCATTACCAGCACGTACTCGCAATTTGCTGACGAGGCGCTAGGCTTGCCTTCGGTAAAGCGATCGACGATAAACGAGCCGGTGTTGCCGTACCATGCCTCATTATCACGCATTTTGTGACTAGGCAAGAAAGACGGCCAAGTGCATTTAATCACGCCATCGGCATGAAACTGCAACTCACCACCATGTAACTGTGGTTTTTGGCGGACAATTAAGGCGGTTTCACCTTCTGGGGCTAAACCTGTGATATATTCTAAAAAGTTATTCAAGTGACTACTCCTTTACTGGGGTTTGCCCCTACAAGTTTCACGTGCTTGTGGGGGTATTTTTTTACTTACCATAACGTGACATCACACCGACTTCTACACTCAAGGGCAAACCTGTCGCCCAAGCGGGTGGTGTACACATCACGCGCTCCATTTCTGCTTTTACTGCTTCGGGTTCATGCGTTTCGACCACAATCTCGTCATGCACATGAAGAACTACGTTGTCTAAATTTCGTAATGAGTACCGCAAAAGGTCGTTGGCTACTGCCTGAGTAATGTTCTCGCACGCAAGTCCTTTCCATAAACGCGCCCTTGGCCACTCTTTAGCGTCAGCGGCAGGTTTCCAAGACGCTTTGGCGTAGGACACTCCGTCAACATCAATTTGGGCGAACGGATAGCATAACACGCGACCACTCGGAAGTGCGTACCATAGGTGTAAACCATCATACATATAGGTCGTTTTGCCTGCGGTAAATTCATGGTTTGGATTGCGCATGGCACGGGTGTAAGCGTCCTCAAGATCGCTCCAATACGACACCGCCCACGGGTTAGCCAGGCGCCAGCCGTTGACCATGCGTTTGGCTTCAGATTCGGTCATCATTACGCCGTAAATGCGACCCATCGCAGCAAACGCGCCCACACCACCAGCGAATCCGCAAGCCAACTCTTGCACCTTGCCAATCTGACGTTGATCCTTATCAACCTTGTGCAATGGCACACTAAAGGTCTTAGCTGCATTGACCTTGTAGACATCCTCGCCTGTGCGAAATAGGTCTAGCTTATCAATGCTACTGCGGTGGGCAGATACCCAAGGTGTTACGCGTGCTTCAATTGCAGACCAATCGGCTACGACAAGGGTCTTTCCCAAAGCGGGTACCAAAGCTGGCCGTAACATTCCTTTAAGCACGTCTGTAACGCGTCTTCCAAAGGCAGGGACAATTGCGTGGCTTCTAACCATCGCCTGTCTAACGGCTTCAGGATCGACAGCGCAACGTCGTGGGAAGTTGTGTACTTGTAATCCATAGCTTGAAGCTCGCCCAGTGGCGCTTCCGCCAGCAAAGACAAAAGCACCTCTAACTCGTCCATCGCCTTCATCTGCAAGGTCGGCAGCACGTTTAAACTTAGCGACAGAGGATGCCCATAGGTCATCTGCGCACTGGATAACGTCTGCGACGTGGTGTGGAATTTCGTCATGGTTTTCCTCCGCTAAAATCAATAAATTGGCACGTACAGTCTTATCAATACTGTACTTCTTATCACCATCTTTGTACGACTCCATTAACTTCTTGGCTTGTGAGCCGACACGTTCTAATACCCAATCCCTCATGCGAGGGGAGCGCACCGACGTAATCTCTCCGTTAGTCACTTCTTCCACAATCGCTTCAATTTCACCTAACTCATGGCTGGCGTACCGAATTGCAGACTCGGCTAATGGCTTATCAAGCAACACACCGCGATCGTTAATGCGCTCATTGACATGGTAATCCAATAGTTCTTCATCTGACAAGTCACGCATCGCTTTGCTAATTGAGCGCATGGCTTTTACATCTTGTTCGCAATACGCCACCATCTCCTCCATGAGTGTTGGGTCGTCGTTAAACGTGCCATCTGATCGTGGGATTGACAGCGCACGGATCAACTGCTTGCCTCGGTGATCCTTCTTCATATTGGCACCGGCAAAGCGACCAACATCTTCCAATGAGCCTGGAGCGCAGTTGGCACGGGCTTGCGTTGCCGTACAATAGAACTGTTCTAGCTTTGGTTCAGGGATACCTTTGTCTGCGCACAAGACGTACCAGGTAATTAGGCGTTCAAAAGCAGCGTTGTGCGCTCGTATTTGACCCGTGTGATTTGCAACACGGGCAGGAAATGGTTGATCCGCAAGCCATGTAACGACATCTTCATCGTCAAAGGCATAGCTCATGCACAGCACTTGCGTACTCGGATCTTGTGCATAGTTGTAGACGCCACGACTAGGTAAGTCGCAACGGCTACGGGTTTCAAAATCAAGCCAAAGTATTGTCATAATAAGAGTGGGGTGTCAATTTGGTTGCTAATACACGTGTGCTGGAAGGCAGAAAAAAAGCACACTTGCAACATCCTTGAGGGTCTGCCTAACCACCCCTATCCTTTATACCGCGCTACGACGCCGACGTGCTGGGGCTGCTTCTACGGCTTCAGGCGCTTCAATCTCTTTAGGCGCTTCAACAGCATCACCGTCCATACCAACCCATTCTTGAACTGCAAAGATGGGGGTGAAGATACGGCCATAGCTCTTGTGCGTGTAATGCTCTTTACCAAGCATAACGATTGGCACAGGTTTGCTTTGATCCTTCTCGACTTGCGTTGCAATGGCTACAGCCAAGGCTTGTACGCTACGCTTGCCACCAACCGAGGTTGTGGTGTAACGCGCTTCTAAACCTTTATCTTCGCCAGAAAGACACTTCATTGACATACCAACTTGCGTTTCCCAACCCTTTTTGGCATTTGGTGGCGCAGGCTCTAGTTCGGGCAATGGCTGAGATACAGACACCATCTTCTCACCAAGAACTTCTCCATCACCCCAAGCAATATACCCATGCACAAATGACAAGGGATTGATTGCCCAAGTAGATTCGTCCTCAATTTCAGTTTGATCTGCACCAAAGACCCAATGCCCTGTCTTGTCCATCTTGATGATGACTGTGCCTGCTGGCCCAATCTCAGCTTCGATAGAACGCAAAGCGGTAGAAAGGTCTTTGACGGAAGGTAGGTTTGCACCTGCGAAAGTTACGATATTTGACATTATTGTTTCCTTTATTGAAGTTTAGAAAAGGCAGCAGATAACTGCTTACCTAGTTGTAAAACCGCTGGTCTGGGATCGCTCTCAGGCGCCAACGTACTGCCACTACTGACTGCTACTACTTGATCGGCAGGCAATGGCTTGCCATGCTTTTTCAATACTTTTTCTGCCTGAGCAGGAGATATTACTTTAGAAACCATCAATTCTTCTTCAGAAATACCCTCATTCATCATGGTTACTAGGGCTTGATCTTCGTCTACCCATTGGCGTGTAGCACGTTTGGCAACCAGCTTCCAGCCTGGCACTACGGCGCCTGACTCTAACATGGTAAAGGTCAAAGCACGCAGATCATTAATCCATTGCTCGAGCATATCTGCCTTGCTTAAATAGTCGTTGATCTGCATTACATCAATGTCGCCAACAGCAATGGTCAAGGCACGATCGACTGCGCCGGTCATTAACGGGCAAATAGGCTTGGCAGCGCACCAACGGCAATGATCGCCTACTTTAAGAGGTGCATCATCTTTTTTGGCTAACTTAACGGCCATTTTGAGTTCTTGTTCAAACTGCTTAATGCGCTCAGGCGTGGTTGTCCAGCGCTTGATTTCAGGAGGTTGCACAATGATGCACTCAATCTCGGTAGCGCCTTCAAACACCCATTGCACTTCAGGAGTACGCATGGCAGCTGCCGCATAAAACATCAGCTGCGGGTTTTCTTCAGCTTCTACGGCTACCCCGTCACCAAACTTCCAATCCAAAACGATAGCACGTTTCCCAATCCGACCAAGCAGATCAGTAGAACCAAAAACATCGCTAAGAAAATCCCCAAAGCCCACTCTTGTTTCGACGGCGATATCCATTTGGCAGTCAGGATCAACCTTGTTAAGTAAATCAAGAGCAGGGTATAACTTATCTTCCAAAAGAGCTTTAGTGAACGTAATTTCTTCATACGTAGTTCCCAAAAAGTCTGTTGGTTTTTTGTCATGTTCTAGCACCTCGGCAATGATGTTGTGTAAAAAAGTTCCTTCGTTAGCGTACTTGCTAGACGGCTGTGGGGGCATTTTGGCGCATAGCGCTACGGAGCCTGGGCAGTTGATTACCCGCTTGGCGGTTGACCCGCCGACGATCTGAGAATGTGAGGCCATTTACTTTCCTTTACTGTAGTGATTGAGATTCCACTGTACCATAAAAATAATTTGTGTGCTAAACTTTTTTACATGAAAGAAAAAGACATTGAAAAATATTTTGTTTGGGCCGTCAAAAAGATGGGCGGGATTGCGTACAAATTTAAATCGCCGAACCAGCGCGGCGTGACCGACCGCATCGTTTGTTTGCCAGGCGGAGTGGTGTGGTTTGTAGAACTCAAGACCGAAAGTGGCAAGTTGTCCATGCTGCAAAAGGTTCACGCCCACAACCTTAAGACCTTACAACAGAACTACACCTGCCTGTGGTCAACCGACCATATTGACACTTGGATGAAAGAAAATCAATGAAACTGCGCCCTTACCAAGAACGCGCCGTTGACTTTTTGTATTCCAACGATCGAGCCATGGTGCTAGCCCCTGTAGGCGCTGGTAAGACCGCCATTACGCTCACAGGCATGGATGAGATGCTACGGCATGGTATCGTCAAGCGTTGGCTTGTTTTAGCCCCTAAACGTGTTTGTACGGACGTATGGCCTGTTGAGCAGCCTAAGTGGTCGCCTGATATGCCACTCGCTGTAGCGGTCGGCACGGCTGCCCAGCGCAGCCAAGCACTTCATTCGGGTTTTCCCGTAGTGGTAACTAACTACGACAATATTCAATGGTTAGCCCAAGAGCCATTAGACTTTGACGCCATTGTGTTTGACGAACTGACGCGCCTTAAAAACCCAAGCGGGGCGCGGTTTAAGGCGTTGATTAAGATTATTGACAAGATCAAGGTGCGGTGGGGCTTGACTGGTAGCTTTACCAGTAATGGTCTTGAGGACGTGTTTGGGCAGTGCAAGATTGTGGATCAGTCTTTGCTAGGTCGTAGCAAAGGTGCGTTTATGCAGCAATACTTTGTTTGCATCAATAAAGATTTTGGCGAATGGACGCCCCGTATAGGTTCTTTGGAGGCCGTAATGAAACAGATTAAACCCGCAACTTTTGTTTTAGAAGCTGGCGCTTACAAGGACAAGCTGCCTGACTTGCACATGGTTGAAATGCGGTGCGACATGGCAGACCGCGTTCCATACGAAAAGATGAAAAAAGAGTTTGCAGTTCAGTTTGGCACCGAGCAGATCACAGCCATGAACGCTGCAGTCGTCACAGGTAAGTTACAGCAGATGGCGTCAGGTTTTATATACAAGACTGAAACAACGGCGTCGGACACGCCTGGCAAAATGAACGTCAGCAATATACCTGTGTGGTTCTCTAGCCACAAGTTTGATTTGTTAGACGAATTGATTGAGGAAAACCAGCACGCCAATACCATTATTGTTTATAACTTTGTTGAGGAGTTGGCTGAACTAAAACGCCGTTACCCATACGCCCAGACGATTAACGATTCCAAGGCCATTGAGCGTTGGAACGAGGGCAAGATTGAGCTATTACTAATCCACCCCAAGTCCGCTGGGCATGGGCTAAACCTACAGCATGGCGGTAGCAAAATTGTGTTTGTATCGTTGCCGTGGAGCCTAGAACTTTTTGAGCAGACTGTTGGGCGCTTGCATCGTTCTGGTCAAACCGAAGACGTATGGTGTTACATTTTGTTAACCAATAAGTCCGTAGACGAACGAATTTGGGCAGCGTTGCATGACAAACGCGTTATTTCAGATATTGCATTGGAGGAGTTGAAATGAGTTTACGAGAAGAAGCGTTAAAACTAGCTGATGATGTTGATGAGTATGCGCCAGACACTAACCTCGCTGATATTATTCGCCGTTTGGTAGCCGAGATTGACCGGCTAAACGGCAAAGAAGATTTTGATTTAGATGGGAGATGTTGATGGATCGCTTATTGCATTACAAGGCAAAACTAAAGGCTGCGCAGGCTGAGGAAATTATTCGGATGCGTGAATACAACCAGGCACAACGAGCGTTAGCCCGTACTGCTAAGGAAGTTATTGAATTACAAAAGAAAGTTGAACAGTATGCAAAAAGTAACTTGGCGCAAGCTTAACGACATTTTGAGTCAATTGACGGAACAAGAAGTCTTGGATATGCTAAACGAAGAAAAGACTCATAACCGTAGGTCGTCCGTATTACAACGCCTACACCAGCGTTACACCATGTTGCGGTGTGCCAGAGAACGTATTGAACTGATGAAAGAAGCCACGCAACCATGACCACAACCGACTTTAGTACTTGGAGCCGTGAGAATTTAGAGCGTTTTGCACAGCAAAGTTTTACAGAAATAGTAGAACTAAAAAAAGAATTAAAGGACGCCATTGAAGCTTATCGTCAACTTAACAGGAGTTTAAAATGAAAAAAATGATACCTTTGGTGTCTTTTGCTATGTGCGCTTGCACATCAATACCGCCAGTTCAATATCAATCTGCAGCCCCTATACAAACCTTGATTATTGATCCAAGCGTCCAGGCAATGTCTAGAAGTGAGGTTATTTTAGCTAGTCAAGAATGTACGAGTAATAATATGCGGGCGGTGTTAGTATTTGCAAAACGGCGTATTGGATCGTCTAGCTTAAGCACCGACATTATTGTTGATGTAGCTTGTCACCCAAAGCCCGTTAGTATGTTTTGACCTGAAAGGGAACTGAATGAATAACGAACATATATGGACTGCATCTGGTACCAATATAGAAGAACGATGGGCTAAAAAATACGGGTGGATACGCCCGTCTGAACTCCCAGAATACCAAGCTAAATACAAATATTTTCAAGAATTGCCATTACGACGCTTAGACGATAACGCCAAAATAGAATATGAAATGGCGCTTAAAAAAGCTAAAATAGCTCGGATTAGATGACTAACGATGAGTGCATGGCGTTTGCAGGGATACTGATCGTAGCAATGGGTTTTATTGTTTTTTACTTAGTTACGCAAGAACCTTAAGCGTAGACGCGTGTGCCTTGCTTATCAATGATAAGCGCTTGTCGGCGTGGTGTCATGTCTTTTGTATTGGGTACGCTAATGTGTGTCCACCTGTCAAATTCACGAATAATCTGATCGTATCCGATCCCTGATGCAATCACTGCTTTAACAACTTCATCTGGGGTCATGCCTGGTACTCTAATATCAGCAGCACATCCTATGCGATGTTGTGAAGTGTTGCGACTTCCAACGGCATTATTCACGGCTTCTGACCTAAAGGCGGAGTTAACCATAATCGGCTTACCACCTAACACCTCTTTAACTTGCTCTAAGAACTCTGCCAATCGAGTCAAATTTTCGGTTTCTTCTACATTTGGGGTATTGTCAAACTCACGATGGTCGGTGATAGTTAGTTCTTCAAAGGTAAAGTGTTCACTTAGATTCATCTTTTGACCTTTTCATATCCATAATCTTCTCAAGGGTGCGGCCACCAAAGTACGCACTCATTATCAACATACCCCATTGACCCAACAGATTTACATACGACTCTTTAGCATCGTAGCCAAAGGCAGACATCATGGCAAAAAGAAAATAACCAGCAAAAATAGCAACTAAAGACATGGGTCGTATATTTTTAGATAACCAAGAGTCACTACTTAAATCAGCTTTCCAACGGTCTGATACATTGTTCTGCTCATTCATGTCAGCGTTTAACTCAGCCAATCTGCCCTCTTGTTGCATCTGTAAAAGTTCTTTTTGAGCCTTGGCTTTGGCTTCAGGGTCAGGAATAAACTTGTCTAGGACTTTCATCCCAACATCTACTAGTGCCATTAATGGAATCATTTTTTAGACCTTTCTTCTAGTAACTTAACCCGTACATGAAGCTCATGTATTTCTTTGTAAAGTTCTTCACGCATTTTTGCTCGTTTTTCTGCTGAAAGAGGACTGTCTGTTGGTACACCTTCGGCTGTAATTAAAGCTGGCATTTTGCCTTCTATCTGAGTAAGACGGGTTTGGAATGACGATACCTGACCAAGTAACCAGCCTAAACAAACGACCACAATAGGAATAACCGCTTTTAAAAGGTCTTGCATATTCATTTCCATCTACCCCATGTACATTCGTACGCTATCCAAGTTGCAAATATGTAACATAGTGCCATAACACTTTTCATTACCCGTCTATCGTTCTGCTCTAAATACTTATCACGCTTATCTTCCCATTGCTTCCTAGCCTTAATACCCTGTATCTCATCCCAAGCGTGGCTGCCGTATTTCTTAGTAATTTCTTCTTTAATCTTTTCTTCAGACTGCTTGGCTAACATTAGCCTTTGAAACTCATCCACCGCCTCAATAATTGTTGTGGTATCAGGATTTATTTCCCTTGACTTCTTTCTTGATACCGCCCTTTCTTTTGCCGCCTTATCCGCTACCGCTAGTACACCATCAATTGCCTTACTAAGTTCTTCAGATGCCTTTACAGACTCATTGAGAGTCTTTGTGACCTGTTTCGTGCCTTCTATAATTCCAAACGGATCGGGCATACATCATTTATCTGCTTTTTGTTCTAGCTTTTCATAAAGCTTATCTAATAACACTTCAATACGATCAAAACGATCTTTAATTTCGTCTTTTTTAATGTAATTTGTTGGCAAATTAATCTCAATCTGTTTTACATCATTTTTTAAATTTTGAACAGAATCCCAGATTTGGCGGGCAAACCAACCAAGGCTAGAAAGGGCAGCAGCACCACCGACGTTGATTATTGTTTGCCAATCCATGTTTATCTTGCAAGTGCATTTTGATTTTGTTGGTCAGGTGCTAACGCGTTAGCAGATGGGGTTGTAAGCATAATTGCGCCAGATGTTACGGCGCGGCTCCAATCTTTACTTTTAGTCAAAAGATCAAACGCTTTAATACGTTCGTCAGCAGGAAGCGTATCTAATACTTCGTTCATAGCTTTACCTGTTTTGGCTGCGTCAGACAAAATGCCAATAGTCTTTTTGCTAACTTTGCCTTCTAACGTTTGCAATACTTTTTTGGCAACCGCAGTTTTATAACCTACGAAGCCTGGTATCTTCTCTGCCATGCTTTCTTTTTCAATACCCAAAGCACGGCGGCCTGCCTTGATCTGCTCACCAATCTTAGCGTCACGCAATAATTCATCAGCAATTTGTTGCATAGGCTTGATGTCTGTACCCATTTCTTTAAAAATATTAAAGCTGCCAGGGCCAAAGACGGCTTCTACAGCGTCAGGGTTATTACCTTGCACCAAACGCGTAAACTCGTCAGGTGATTTGTTGAGCATTTCTAGTGCTTTGCCTGCCAGCTTACGGCGGTCAATTAACTGTGCGTTTGCGGCGTAATCACCTAAATACTTGCCGTAGCCTGTACCGCCTGCTTCTTCAATGGCGTTAATGATCGGCGTTTTAAGTTGGGCTATTACACCAGCAGCCAAGTTCTTTTTAGACGTCTGATCTAGTCCTGGGCGTAACTTTTCAATAGCAGCGTTAACGGAGTTTTTGCGTAAGCTGTCTAAAGCAAACGCATCAATTACCCCACCGTTTTTTGTCCATTTAACAACATCGTCGCCAAACGCTTTGACAGCGCCTTCAATAACGTCGTTACCCGCAAACTCAGGGTTGTTTAAAATACCGCCTAAACGACTTAAAATGGAGTCGGATGTCAGAGGTCTAAGGCCATAAGCTTCTAAACTATCAACGGCGGCTTGTTTAAATCGTGCAGCTTCACCAAACACTAACGAACCTTTAGCCGCTTGCGCTGCTACATCGTCGGCTTTAGCGGCTAACTTCATTAACTGTTGGTCTGTAGTTAGGTTGTTTGTAGCTGGGTTAATGGCACGTCCTTGCGCAGCGCTAAAGCGGCGCACATCTTCTACTTTTTGCCCAGCAACTTGTGCTAATGCGTTGGCTTCACGTTGTAAAGGTAAGCCTACCTCAGCGCCTATATTGGCTGCGGTCAACTCGGTTTTGCGGATTGGTGTCATTAAATTGTTTAGGGCATTTTTAAATTGACTAACCGAAGTTAAGTTTTCGGTTATGGTTGGCCCACCGGCTAACTGCGCTAAACGATTTAATTGATCTGTTTTTTGCGTGTCTTTTAACACGCGAAAATAACTAGATTTGTCTTTGCCAGATGCAAAATCTAAAAATGCTTGGTACACATCATTGTCAATACCATAAGCAGCTTGGGCTGCGTTAATATCTAAAGGGGCTAATTTATTAACAGCGCGAATTTGATTGATTTGATCGCCTGCCACCTCACGAGCAATTTTGCCTGCCTCAACATTGGCTAATTTGCCTGTCACGGCGTCAATAAATTTACCGCCGGCTTGGGCAATGTATTTACCTGCAGTTGGCAACACAAAAGGCGCAACAGCGCCTATGACCGTGCCTGTACCAGTTTCTTCTGGATTAATAAGCGCAGCGGATGTACCACCTACAACGGCACCGCCACCAGCGCGTGTGGCTACATCGGCAGCACGGCCACCAAAAGTAGTAGCTGCAGGCGCGCCTGTTCTAAAGCCACCTGTTCTAATGGCTTCTGCCACAGTGCCTGCGCCTGGTATCTTACTAATGCCTTTGGCAATAACACCGCCAACAGGCAAAGTGCTAAATACTTCACCCCCAAATTCGCCCGCACCTGTTGCGGTAGGCGCTACGGCTTTGTAAGGGGCTATAAACGCTTCTTGCTCGGCTTGACGACGTGCAGCGTCCTCAATCAAGGCACGCCCCGTGTCGGTAGCGCCTACGGTTTCTAAACCTTTACCAACTAGACGTTGGCCACCAAACATGACATTACCCACGCCTTTGCTAAAACCTGCAAAAGGCGCGGCAGCGCTACGTAACTCCGCCTCAACCATCTGACGACGAGGGCTGACTTGTTCTGCTACGCCGCCACCAAACTGTTTGGCTAGAGCTTCGTAATTAATATTAGCGTTAGGCGCAGGGGCTGCCGAGCCACCAAATTGCTTTGCAAGGGCTTCGTAATCGACGGCCATGTTATAGCCCCGCTGCTTTTTTATATGCTGCTGCGGCTTCTGGTGTTGGGAATGTTAATACTTTACCGCCTGGAATAGTTACGGTGTTACCGCCGGCGCCGGTAGGTGGTGATGGAGGTGGTGATGGAGGCGCGCCGCCGCCCGTAGCAGAAGGCTTATATTCGTAGGTTAAATCAAACGCTTCACGAATTCTAGACTTAGATCCAAGAATCGAATCGGCAATCCGATCCAATTCACTTTGTACGCTACCTTTTTCTTGTACGCGTGATAAAGCACCCGCAGCTTGACGAAGTTGTGTGCCTTCTTGATTTGATACGTTACCTAACGCACCGCCTGTAGGTGAGGCGTTACGCATATCTTGAAGTTCTTTAAACTGCAAACCAGCCACAACTTTTTCATACAATTCCAACGCTTCACGCCCTTGGGCTGTAACGCCTGGCAAACGACCCGCTGCAATACCTGTAATGCTGCTAAGACCTGGGTGGTTGCGTAGCCGTTCAATGTCTTTAAGAACTGTATCAGCTTTGGACTCAAACGATTTAACCGCCAAATTAGCTTGTGGAAACTTAGCCTCACGCACCTGTATCTCTTTAGGCGACAAGTTAGTAGTAGTTGGGCCACCAGGAATCGGCTCAATTTCACCTGTATCCGTTTGACGATAGCCAACAGGAATACGTCCGATGTCTTGACCACGGCGGGTTGTTTCAGCCGTAAGATTCTGACCACGAATAGCGGTAGCATTAGCCTGTTGTTGCGCTGCGCTAATGTTACTCATTTCATAGCGTTTTTCTACTTTAACACCTAGGTCAATAAAATATGCTTTACGTTGTTCAGGGTTTAAAGCAGACACTTGTTGCCATGTTGCTTTGGCTTGCGCAGGCGTTACCTCGCCTTTTAAAACACCATCTTCTAAATGCGCTTTAATGTTGTTATCTGAAGGATTAAAAGACAAGTCTGCCAGCTTTTGTTTGGCAAAGTCATACGTCTTTTGGTTAACCTCTATATCTGTTTTTTTAATGTCGCCTTCAAGTTTGCGTCCTTGCAAAACGTCAGCCCGTAGCTTTATTGCTGTCCCAGGGTCAAGCGTCGCCACTTGTTTAAACCCTTCAGGGGTACTAACGTCGATGCCCTGCGAATACAGTTCGCGCAGCTTGTTTTGCGTATCTACGCTGCGTTGCATTTCACCTAACTTGACAGCTTCACCCATCATTGCCAACTGATTCATTGGCGACTCTAGTTTTATATTTTGAACTTGTAAAGGAATATTTGGGTCGATTGGCATAATTATTCCTTACCCTTCGTATGGGGTGCTGTAATCGGTGACGGGCGCTGCGCGGTTGCCATAAAAATTTGGTGTTGTCCGTTGTGGAGCAAATCTATTTAATAGTTGGTTAGTTTGATACATACTAACTCCTTGCCCAATGGCGTTGGTGTAAGCGTTCGCTGAACCAATCACGCCAGCAGCTTGAGCGTTAGCGGCGCCAGTAGTTAAGTTAGCAGTATTAGCTGCGCCTTGACCAATGTTGGCTGCTTGCCCAGCGGCAGCAGCTTGACCTTGCGAGGATAGAAATTTTAAAGGGTCTACTAAATTATTACGGTTCATTTGAAACAAGTTCTGCGCTCGGCTGTACGCATTACCGTACTCTTGCGACCCTAATTCTTGACCATAATTTGTAGCGGCTTTAAGAGCGTTACCTGAAATTAAACCGCCTCTAGCGGCTGCGGTTGCGTTAAGCGCTTTTATACCTTCTCTAAACCTAAATCCATAACCTGGATCCATTTGAATGTCCTCTAGCGTAGGGGCATAATCTTGCGCTAAACGGCCTCCAGGCTCAGTCATGGCCGCAAGGCGGTTCATTGCTGCGGTGCCAGTTACCCTATAAGGTTCGCCAAGTTGAACTTGGCGTTCTGTAGCTGCGGCTTGCTGCGCACTAGCACGGTCGGCGGCATCAGCTTGCATTTGGGCTGCGCTTTGAGCCGCTCTTGAAGATTGATTAGCGCTATATACAAGGGCTGCGCCTCCAATAACTGCTGCTGTTATCCCACCTGACATATTAATTCTCCCTATCACTAAAACCAAACCCATTGCCTAAAAGCATTTTAACGCTATTAGTTAACTGTTCGGTATCATTTTGCTTGTTTTCAAGCTCTTTAACTCTGTTTGACATTAAGCCACACTCAGGAATGACATACAATCGTTCTTCGATTGCCTGTATATCTCTGCAATCATCTGGATTATCGTAATAATCTACCCAAATTACTTCTTCGTCAAATACACGGCCTACCCGTTTTACACCTGCTGGCGCATCAAACTCTAACGGCGCCGTTAATACTTTAATTTCATCGTCAATATTTACAGCGATTGTACCTTTTTCAAGCCTAATTCTGTACGGCGTCTTATGTTCTGCGCCAACAATAACCGACCAAGGCGGGGCGATCATTGTACGAATGTACTTGCCTGGTTCAAAGTCATGCAAAAACGTAACGTCGGCTTGGGGCATCTGTAATAAAGCCTCTTGCAACTTTTCTACTTTTTCACGCAAAGGCACTACAGGTAGGAAGTTAAACCCTTTGCCATAATTGACGGTGACTGTATGCTGCATTAACTTGAGATCTCACGCCCGTTAGACCGGATATTGATAGACGTAGCGGCGCTAGCAATGGTGGATATAAACCCGCCTGGCTCTAGCGCCTGCCCCACAATCTCGGGAAACGTGTAGGTTTCGCCTGCGGTCAAGCTCTTAGCCTTAATAATCAAGTTGTTATTGCCTGCCGTACCCGCTACCGTAACAAGGTTCACACTAATTGTAGCCGTAGAAGCGCTATAGTTAGTAGCCGTAAATTTGTCAATAATAGTCGTGATGTTGTTTCCCGCAGTGTATTGCGTAGTTTGCGTATTTTCAGCATTCTTGGCGGGGATCAGAACCTTGACGTAAACGGGCATAGTTTACTCGTAAAGAATGTTGATTGAACCAGCATCAAATGTATCTGTACCATTTACAGTAGTAATACGAACTCGGTCTAAAGTGCCGCCAAGTGCAATATTTCCACCACTTCCTTGCCCTGTTTGACTGCCTGTTGGTATTAATACGCTACTTTCAACCCATGTATTTGAAGTTAAGTTTGTAATAACAATGTGACCACTATAAGCTGCTGAAGCTACATTGGCTTGTGTCAAAACAAATCCTGCTGTGCTTGTTGCTATAGTATTAGCATAAGAACTAGCATTTCCTACATAGCCACTTGTTGTTACACTTCCAGCACCAATTTGTATTAAAAAACTAGATGTTCCGTTGGTACTAACCCCATTAAACATTACAGTAATCCGTTTTACCCAACTGGGTATGCTAGTAAAGTCTATTGAAGTTCCGCTAGTAGATGCTTGTGCGGTCATGCTAGTAATAATGCTACCGCTTGGTGTGCCAGCGAAAGTAGGGCTAGTTAAAGTAGGTGTTGTTAGTGAAGCACTCGTTAGGTTAGGACTATCGCCTGATATAGTGATTGCCATAATTAAACCTCTATTTGTTTTAACTGCTCAAGCGTTGTGGCTTGGTCAGCTAGTTGGGTAATGTCACGAAGCCTTTGTTTCTCAGCTACGATAGCAGTCGTATCAGCACCCGACTCTAACGCTCGTTGGAACGCTACATCTTGAGCCTGTAATAAAGGTGTACGCTCTGCTCTTAGGCGGTCTTTAGTAATCGCTTTGGCTTTGGTCATATTGATGGTGATACTCATGCTGTGTACTCCCATGCGTTACGGAATGTGCGGTCTGATGGAATGTCGGCAACATCTACAATCTTGTATGGTTTGCCTTGTGGTACATCTTTGGCGGCAATTTCTTCAATCGTTAATCCGCAATCTGCGGGAACAATAATGGCTACACCACCATTATCGTTTGGGTAAATAATTAATTGGGTCATTTATTTCTCCTATTAGCGAAAGATGGCAACCGCAATATACTCAAAGTCAGTAAGGGTATTAGTTGAACCTCTAACTGTTTCAATTTGTATATTGCTTGCCGAAGAATTAACTCTACTAACATCTATATCGGCAATTGAGCCTGTTGTTAGCTTGCCACCACTTCCGCTATGCGCAAAATTAGCGTCGGGCATATCACTTGTAAAGTTAACTGTGTAATTACCAACACCGTTATCAGTAATAGAGCTTACATTACCACTTGCACGAATAGCTGGTGTACCAGTTCCATTAAAGTTTACCCATGCACGACATCCGTATGCTACTGCACTAGAGCCATAGCCTGAGTTAAATGATAAATTACCGCTAACAGACTGTGTGCCAGTTACAGATGTACCAGTAGAGGTAACA